CTCAAAATGCAATAGCTATAAAGGCTGCTTATAGTACTTCAGAGGTTTTAGAATGTACGGGATATTCAACTAATAATTATGGAGTTAGTATAAATAGTGGAGGTGCAAAAATACGAAATATTACTGCTAAATCAGATGTTTCTTCAGGCGGTCTTGTATCTACGACAGTATATGGAGGTTATTTTGAAGGAGGTTCAAGTGGAGATGCGGTAATTGCTTTTGGAGCTGTACCAAAAATACATGGAGCAACATTAGTCTTAAGAAATACTTCGGGAACAAGATATTGTATAGGAGTTTTGGGTTCTCCTACCTCTCAAAATGTTTGGTATGCAAATAATACATTTATAAGTCATGTAGCGATTACTACTCCTGTTAATCCTCTTATTGTAAATAATCAAACTTCAACTCCTGATTCATTTGGAAATTGCTTAGGAGATGTTTAATAATTAACTAATAAATAAATAAAAAATGGCAAAAACAATAATTCAAGCATTAGTGCAAGATAACCAACAAGGTGAAATGGGTCCTATTGCAAAAAGATTAATCATATTATTTAGTGATACAGAAGCTACTGATCATGAGCAGTTTCTTATAGAGTATGATGACATGACTACAGAAGCTAAAGCTATTTATGACACATTCATTCAGATGTGTGAAGCATATTTAACTACGTAAAAATGGCACAAAAATATAACCCTTTATTACAATCTGGTTTTCAAGAAGTTAGCACTGGCGGCAGTGGTGGTAGCGTTTCTGATGCATGGAGTTTGAACGGAACTGTTACAGATTTTGCTGGTCAATCACAATCAAGCGGTAGTACAATAAATTGGCAAGGTAATAGAGCATCTTACAATCCTATAAGAATAGAGTCAAATTGTACTCTTAAAAATATGGGTTTTGCAATTAATGCTTTAAGTACTAATGCAACTTGTGTTTGTTATGGTGCATTATATAAGTATGATATAACAACTGATACATTGAATTTGGTTGCTACAATGCCTCAAGAAATTCAAACAAATACTACAACAGGAGTAACAGGATGGAATTTTGTTAATTTTGCAAGTAATGTAAATTTAACTCCTGGAGTTTATGTTGTTAGGGTAATTTCAAATGTTGGTGGATTTCAAACATCATATAATAATGTTGAGCAAGACACCTATGGTTATATTGACACAGGAACTGCAAATTTATCTGTTTTAACATCTTATAGCGAATTAGTTACTTATGATTTTGGTAGCACGCCAACAACAATAAATTTAACACAAATAACACCAAGTAGTAGCTTTTTTTATCAGTATTCAAAAGCAGCATTATTCACCTTAATACAACCATAAAAAATGAATTTATATAAAATATCAAAAGATTATTGGGAGGTTGTTAAAAAATTTGCAACACTTGAAGATGCACAAGCTTTTGCTGATTCATTAGGTGAAGGTTACACGGCAGAATTTTATGCTCCTTATACATCACCAACAATTCAAGAAAGGTTGCAAATGGATATGAGTTTTGGTCAAGACCTTGTGTTTGTTTTTGTTGAAGATAACAGAATTATGGGTACAACACAAGAACAGAATGATGCCATTCTTGTCAAGTTTAGAGACATTCTTGCCTTTGCTCAAACAGGTGCAATTGAATCAATCAATACACACCTTCCAAACATACCAATTGATGAAGTCTTCACACAGGAAAGGAAAGATAAATACATTGCAATGGTCACTGATTATTTAGCACAATTTGCATAGTATGAAAAAGAAATCAACAACTAAAAAGAAAAGTACTGTTAATAGTTCAGGAAATTATACAAAACCAACACTTAGAAAATCATTGTTTAACAAAATCAAAGCTGGCTCTAAAGGTGGTAAACCTGGCCAATGGTCAGCTAGAAAAGCCCAAATGTTAGCAAGAGAATATAAAGCTAAGGGTGGTGGTTATAAAAATTAAAAAATGGACGAGTTATTACTAAAACTACTTGAACAAACTCCTGTTATTATAGTACTAGGTGTTGGTATTTATGCTTTATGGAAAGAAAAAAGAGAAGACAAACAAGAAAATCAACTAGAAAGACAATCACACCAACAACAAATTACTGATTTAACTCTCAAACACACAGAAGAAATTAAGGAATTAAATTCTTATATTAAAGAAAGAGATCTAGAAACCCTAAAAGCCCTTGAGGAAACAACAATAGCTTTCCAAAGTATTAAACAAATGCTTGAAGATAAGCTTAGATTATTAGATTAAATTTTTTATGTCATGACAAAGAAAGAGAAAAAACAGCATTTTGAAAAGTTGGAAGATTTTCTTGAAAAACAAAAAAGAAGAATAGAGAAGCTTAAAGAAAAATGTAATAAAGACTGTAAACCTAATCCACATGCCGCTTAAAAAACCACAGAAGAGTCTAAAAAAATGGACAGAACAAAAATGGATGACATCTGGTACTCATGCTAATAAAAAGAAAGGCAATAGCAAAGAGGTGAAGTCTGGTGGTAAAAAGCGTTATCTTCCTAAAGCTGCTTGGGATGCTTTATCTCCCGGTGAGAAAAGAGCTACTAATAAAGCAAAAGCCAAAGGCAATGCTAAGGGTAAACAGTTTGTAAAACAACCAAAAAAAGTTGCAAAGAAGGTAAGAAAGTATAGAAAATGAGTTTACTGCAAGAAATATTAGGATTTGTAAAAAAGAAAGTATACACATTCATACAAGATGATGACTACTTTATTTTAGCAAGAAAGGAAAGACCTAAGCTTTATATTAGTTTTAAACCTGATATGGCAGCAGGACTTATTAAGTTTAAAGACTATAAGAATTCTTTAGGCTATACAGAACCTGAATTAATAATTGGTACACCTGGAGGAGTAACAAATTATACTTCTGAAAAAAATTTTGTATATTTAAAGTATACCGGTGCTAATGGTATACACACACTTAATTTACCATTGGCTGCAAATAATAAAAATAGATCTATTAGGTTTATATGTGATGATAGCTTAACAGCTAATCAAGAAATATACATAACACCATCTGGATCTGATACTATTGATGGAGTTGCATCACCTAGACAGGTTGATAGAAACTATGAGGGTGTGACACTTTGGTCTGATGGAACACAATGGATTGTTATACAAGCTAAAGCTCATTAATGAAGAGAACAATGAAATATTACAAATCTGCTAAAGGTAAAGCTTCTTATAAAAAGAAGTTGGCAGAGGACGTAAAGAGGAGTACAAGTAAGGCAGGATTGAAGAAGAGAGCTGAGTTGAAGAGAATAAGGAATAAGGCAAAGGCAGATGGCAAGGACATAGTGAACAAAGACTATGACCACAAGACAAAAAGATTTGTTAAACCAAGTACCAATAGAGGAAGGAAAGGAGAGGGAGCTAGAAAGAAAGGAATTAAAAGAAAAAAGAAATAATTATGAAAAAGAAACAACATCCACATCCATTAAAGTATTTTAATGATCAGTATATGAAGAGAGCTAATCAATTAAAAAAAGCTCAATTAGGTTATAATATTAACGGTATGGATATTGAAACAACATCTTATACTCCACAAGATAAAAGAAGGGAAATGAAACAAAGAAGGCAGTTAGACAGATTGAAGCACAGATTAGAAAAGAGAGCTTTAAAGCGACAAATATCTGAACAGAATGCACAGACTGCTTACAATAGATCTAATAAAAGATATCATAGAGCACAAAATCAACCTTTCTTTTTAAGTCAGTTTCTGAATATATAAATTATTTACAATTATGAAAGGAGTACCGCACTTTAATAAAGATGGTTCAGTTTATAGAGGAAAACATACCCACAAAGATAAAAGTGGTAAGTTAATGAGTGGTAAGACACACACATCTAAGAGCAAGTATTTATATCATATTAATGAATTAAACAAACAAGCTCAGATGAAAGCCTTTAAACAACTAAAACTTATTAAGTAATGGGAGAATTTTTACAGACACTTGGTATTAACGTAGGTATATCTGTAGCGGGATTATTTGGAGCATTGTTATTGGTAGGAAAGACATCTGTATTGAATACAAGAACATTGTTCTTTTCATTACTGTCTGGTGTAGCATCCGCAAACTACATAACACCTTTAGTTTCTGACATAATACAGATTGATGGTAAGTATCAAATGTCTATTGCCTTTATCTTAGGATTCCTAGGACTTAAAGGTGTTGAATTAATTAGTAATAAATTAGTAAAAAAATTAGAAGAAGATGAATCTTTTGGTAGCGATCAACGCGATGAGTAACATCATCATTGCACTTTCTGTTAGTGTATTTATTTTTTACATTTTTGGTAGACTATCCATGATGGACAAGTTACCTAAATGGCAATCTATTTTAGTTAAGGTAGGGCTATGCGTAACTGCATGTGGATCTTTATTTAACTTTCTCACTCTATCACATCCTCCATTATCTGAGATTGTACTCAATATTGGATTAGCAATTATCTTTACCTGGGCGGTATTGTTTCATTACAAATACTTTGTTAAAGACTCTAAGTAATTTTAAAAACCAAATACAATGAAAAAGATTAAAGATTTTATTAGCAAACACTATAAGAAATTATTGTTAAGTTTAGTAATAATTTCTGCTGTTGTTTTCTTTACATCAAAACTAGGTGACTGGAGAAAAGGAAGTTCTGCAACTTTGCAAGCTAATATATCACTTGATGCTTCAGCTTTTAGAAACAGTACACTTAATGATTCTATTCATGTATATCAGGGATCAGATTACAAACAATGCGTTAAGAGTGTAGTTATAAATCCTGCATGGTGTACACCTGATCACAATGTAACAGCTACTTGCAGTTCAACATCAAGTGGTTGGTGTTGGGCTGGGCAGAGTTCAAAGTTCCAACTTAAATTTGTTAATAGTGACGGGCTTGATGTAGGCTATATAGATTTTTATGAAGCATATGCAACTCATTTTGAATTGCATTCTATAAAATATTATAACGGCTATTTAATCACGGTCAAAACACAAGTTGTTAATAGAGCATCAACCTTTGAAGTTAAAATAACACAAGAGTAATTATGGCTCCTAAAAAGAAAGATAGTAGATTAACAAGAGCTGGTGTTTCAGGTTATAACAAACCTAAGCGTACACCAAGCCATCCTACTAAGTCACACATTGTTGTTGCTAAGGAAGGAGATAAAATTAAGACAATTAGATTTGGACAACAGGGTGTTAAGACAAACCAAACTGTTGGACAAAGAAAGGCATTCAAAAGTAGACACGCCAAGAATATAAAAAAGGGTAAAATGTCTGCTGCTTATTGGGCTGATAAAGTGAAGTGGTCTCCTGAAAAGACTGCTTCTCCCAGTAAGAAATGGAAGAAGGGTTCCTA